TACTCCAGTCCTACTAGTAGTAGCACGAGCGTAGGCACTAGCAGATTTTCTGCATTCAAATTCCTTAACAAGGTAGTTCACCTCCTTCTGTGAGTTCTTACGAAACTGATCGTAGTCACTCTTTACTTTAGCATATGTTTGCTCATAATTCTCCTCTTTGTAATATACATACTCTCTTGAATCTTCGTCTGGTTCTTTTCTACACTCAACTTCAAAATGCTGTCTGTTGTGGTTTAGTATAGAAGCAGCACCGACGGATACATCCTCTGCCGTGAACTTAGGAAGTTCAACGTATACAGATTCACGATATTGCCTCTCATCGATAAGATCTTTAGTCTTCTCGTTGAAAGATTTGTCGGTCTCTGCCTCTATATCTGGTACGTCACCAGCGTGGACACCACCAATACTTGTATTGTTCTCTGTGGTCTCCTCTGATCCATCATCTGATGCCTCATCAGATTGGTCAGATTCAGATTCTAACTCACCCTTGTTGCCATCGCTACTTTGTGAAGAACTATAACTAGGTGTGTCAAGATCTGCAGGATCATCCTTTGGTGCAGGTACTTCTTCCTTCTCCTTCTCTTCCTTCATATATGCATAGATCTCTTCTGCTATCTGAACTGCTGCTTCGAAGGACTCTGCTAATCCTACTCTCTCACAGAACTTCTCTTCCTCTGAGTTCTTGAAAGGGATAGGAGTGAAGGCACCGACCTTATAGTATAAGTTAATTCTATCGATCAAACCTAACTCCTCTAGTTCCTTATCCTTAGTTTCAAAGAAGTCTAGGTGATCTAATTCTTGATATCCATTATAGAATGTCTTTGGAAGTCCACCATACTTACGCTTGATTAACTTCTCTACCCTAGCATCCTCTGTAACGTTAACAAATGACTGAGGGCACTTTGCATCTGGCCATACATTTGGTGTGAATAATGCGTGTCCTACCTCGTGTGATACTAGTAGGTCATATACATTCTCAGTTGCTTTATCCCAGATGGGAAGGGTCAAAACTCTTGTGTCTACATTGAAGGATGCAGTCTGGCACTGTCTGTGCTCAATGATTAGGTCTTCAGTAGCAAGTAATTTTGCTAGTTGTCCTTTGACTCCTGTGTTTACTGTCATTTGATCTCGTGTGTATACACATACTATAAGACCTCCGAGGTCGTTCGGAGGTCTTTAGTAGACTCTTTATCAACTGTCTACGTCTTGCTCGTGCTTGACGTAATGCCTGAGGTTTGAGCTTTCTTTTGGGCTCTTTCCCAGAATTGTGAATCCAGTTCGGGGTCGTCATTGTACTTCTCGTTCATTTCCTGTATTAAGGCATTGTACCATTCAGAGTTATCTTCAATCTGGTTTAAAGATTGTTTTTCCATCGGCACCTCTCCTAATGCGTCCTTTTTTTCCCTTATGATACCCAACGACACCATCTGCATTACGTTTGGGAGGAGTATGTGACTGCTTTTGTTTTGCTTTGAAGTCCTTATATGTTTGACTGTCCCTGCTAACACCAGTCTTTTTAGGACCGTGCTGCATCTTGTCCCTTTGGAACTTCAGGTCTTTCTCTTTCTCGTCTCTCTTCTTACGATACTCTGGAGTATCCCAGCTGTCACCATACTTCTCACTTAGCCAAGGTTGAAACTTAGCTTCAGGTTGAAGGGCATCAGGCAAGAGACGAAATCCTTTTTTCATTGGGTTATAGAAGGTTCCCTCCTATTTATATCATACCAGGAAATCTATCACGTCTGTCTTCATCTGTCAAGGACATCAGAAAAGAAACTGTCCACCGTTCCTCCTTACAATGGTTGTACATCACCTCGTGGTCTAGGAAACCTGGCCATATTAATAGGTCTGTCTCAGTAGGGATATGCATATGAGTGAAGTTATGGTAGGGTCTCATCCTATGCATTGCTTCCACCACTGGTGATGGATTATAGAACTGGATAGAACCTGAGTCCTCCTCTGGAACCTGTAGGTAATAGGTACCTGCAAAATCTGAGTCAGCGTGGTTGTGTCTAGTCTGGTATGCACCTGTAGGATTGATGTTAACCCACATCCTAGTAACCTTTAACTTATCATCATACTCCCTCATAGCACCCATTATATAATCAGTAAAGTATGGGTACTCCTTATGTAAATTCTCTTGTGATCCTATAGTAGAATATCCTTTACCATAAAATATATTATCAAACACACAGAACTCGTGTCTACGAGAGAGTAAGTTCTCCTTAAACATCTCGTGTTCTTTAAAGGTTTTAAAATCTCTGTAATAAGGAGTGTCAAACATCTTCTATAATCTTAGAGAAACCATTTACTTTACCAAACCTTAGTGTACGACTAAACTTCTCTGCTAGTATCTCACCCTTGTGTGATATAACAAATAGATTAGTTTCCTTACTCATACCTTTAAGGATCTTAAGTAGTTCCTCAGTAGCTGTAGTATCTAGTGAAGAATCGAATACCTCATCTAGTATAAGGATGTTAGTCCTGACAGAATTCTTTAACTTAGCAACGTGTCTCCAAGTAAAGAGTAAAGCTAGATCAATCTTTTGCTTCTCACCTTCAGAGAAGGAAGCATACGAAAACTTATCACGATACCTAGATTTTATAACCTCTTGGAACTCCTCGTCAAGTGTGAAGTTAATATATGTGTCCATAGCAGATAGGTTTCTGTTGATGGACTGGTTTATAATAGGGATATACTTTGAAATAATCTTTGCCTTGATACCACCATCCTTTAATAGGGTACCAGCCAGCTTATAATCTTGAGCCATCTTATTAACCTCAGCACAAGCAGACTCCTTATCATCATACTCCTTTCTTAATCTCTCCAACTCCTCCTGTACACCAGCGATCTCAGGTTGGTTACTTAGATCTTTCAACAGAGATAATATATCAGTATTAGTCTTCATCAATCTCTGTTCTTCTTTTATAAGAGACTGAACTTCAAACCTATACTCCATTACAGACTCGTGGTTATCTTTCATAAGAGCCATATTAGCCCGTAGTTCTACCAACTGTTCCTTTAATTGTTCCGTAGCATCTAGTACATCATCCTTCTTTTTACCTAGGATACCTATCTTCATAGTTCTAAATGATTCTTCAATATCCTGAGTACACATAGGACAAGAAGAATTATCTTGGAAGAACTCAAAGTCTTTAGTAGTTCTCTCAAGTTTACCTTGTAGTTTAGAACGTAGATCCTTTATCTTACTGTACTGTTTCTCTAGTGAGTCAAACTCCTTCTCAGAATCAGCAAGGTTATCAATCTGCTTCTCTATCTTCGCTCTCTTCTTCTGTACATCTTTCATTCTCTCCTCATTAATATCAAACTGTCCCTGCTGTAATTCTATTCTCTTATCATTGACTGATGTTAAACTATTCAGAGTCTTACACTGAGAGATAATTCTTTCATCAGCAATCTGTAATTCATATTTACAATCTCTTAGAGACTCATTGTTATCTTTAATACGCTCCTTCAGGAGCATATTCATATGAGAAAAGACTTGTATGTCTAGTATATCTTCTACAACTTCTCTTCTATGTCCAGCAGGAAGTTGCATAAAGGGAACAAATGTACTACTCCCTAGTATGACCACCTGTGTAAATGACTTAAAGTTTAATTTTAATATGCTTTGCTCAAGGTATTTCTGGTAGTCTCTATTAGCAGCATCCTGATCTAGTAGTATTCCTTGACGATAGATCTCAAACTTAGCAGGTTTAATTCCACGTATTACCTTATACTCTATTGTACCTATAGTAAATTCTAGTTCTACTACGGTGTCTTTCTCATTGACACTGTTAACAAGTAGACCCTTACTAACCTTTCTAAATGGTTTATTAAAAAGACAAAAGCACAAAGCATCCAGCATAGTGGACTTGCCAGCACCGTTGCACCCTACTACTAGAGTACTATCAATTTGATTCAATCCGAGTTCTGTAAATTGGTTCCCTGTTGATAGGAAGTTTTTCCAACGGATCTTTTCAAAGACAATCATTTAATATCTAGTGGAGGAATAACAAAGTCATCAGGTCTGATGATGGAGTAAGCATAACCGTGTGCTAGGCAGTTGGTTATTACTACATCCTTTTCAACTTCACTTATTTCTAACTTCCGACTGTAGTCTACAGCCTCAAGCATCTGATAATAGCGGTCCGCGTCATCTTTGTCAACAAAAATTTGCACAACTTTCTGTGGCACACTCTCATCTGTGACAGCGTACACACCACCTGTTCTTTTGTCGAGTAAGACGAACATCAGATATTAATAGCCTCAGTATACAATGATTTTAAAATTTTAACAACGTTAGGTTTATCAATTGAATCATCCAAATCGTTTACGTATTGTTCCAGTATCGTGACAGTATCCTCCATTTTTATTGATTCGTCAGCGTCTTTTAATTCAAGCGTTACATCTTCTATGATCTTTAGATCTGCAACACCCACATCTTGTAAGTGGTGAATGTACCGATCAAACCAGACCTGGTTTTCCCGATTGTGCACGATTAGCTTTACATACGATCCAGCAAGGCTAGTGCTATCAGGAGGAACATCATAAGATGAGCTGATATCATCGTAGTATACCTTGTTAAAGATATTGTGTGGATTTTTGTGGAACGATAAGCGTAAGTTACTAGTATTTAGTGTGTGGAACCCTCTTCTCTGACCGTAATCACTCCAGTATAATTGGTACGGGTTACCAAGATAGTTTATATTACCTCTCCTAGATTTCATATGGAAATGACCTGAACATACCAGATCAAATTTCTCATACCTAGTAGGATCATCACCGTGATCCATTACTATACCAGGCAATGCCTCAAAAGTTGATAATTCTAAATGTCCGAAACATACTTTGGCATCTGACTCATCAACCATCTGATGTATTTTCTTTCTATTGTCATCACAGATCCAAGGTAGCATAAGGATCCTGACACCATTAAATGTTCTATAGCAAGGTTCAGTTAATATCTCAATGTTATCATACTCACCCAACAACTGTTGAGGTGCATTAGTCTTAATTGTATTCTTATAATAGATGTCGTGGTTACCAATGAGCATAGTCATCTGGATACCCATCTCCCTGAGAGGGTCAAACCACATCTCTCTAGCAGAGTCTAGTGAGTGAAAATTAATTGCTTTACGTTTATCAAACGTATCACCCAAACATATTACCTGTTCTATCTTATTCTTTTTGATGAAAGGAATTACCGTACCAGAATAGAACTGCTGATACTTATCTATGAATACTTGATTGTCATTCCTTGCACCAAAATGCTGATCAGTTATCAGCAGAATCTTTTTGTTTGATGTCATACTCAATAACGATCTTTTTGGATGAGCGACCCATAGAGTCTAATGTAGAATACTCAGCGAGAGTACCACCGAGGTATTGTACCACAGCGTCAAGTTCTTTTTTTACATCCATCAGTTGTACCTATTCCCCATCTCAATTCTATTCTTTATATTATTATAATCGGAAGCGTTGTGATCGTCCGTATGAAAGACCTGATCGTATCCAGACTTCTCGATGATCTTTTCCCTAATCGATTGCTGACGTTTCTCTTTAGCAATACGGCGTAGGAATGCATAGTAAACTATCTGTGTGAAATAAGCAAACGGGTTTCTGGATTTTCCTGGATCAAAATTATCTATGTACTGTACACAATTCTCTACTCCATCTGATATCATATCTTCCTTGTACATATAGTTGATGAAGTTAGGTCTATATGACAAATGTGTTGCAATCTTAAGAAAGCAATCTCCTACGTACTCATCTATTCTAGGTTTAGGCTTTCCTAGATCTTTCGCATCAGAAACTCTACCCTTGTAATTGACTAGGGCTTCTAGAAACTTAGCGTTATCTACATAGTGTTGATTCTTGGTTTTACGCATTACGATTGACATAATTGTATCTTCAATCACAAAGAAATTTTAACACCTCAATAGGTATTTTGTCAATGAGCTTGACAAGAGGTCAAAAAATAATTAGACTCAACACTGTCGGGGTTGAAGGGAAACTTATAGCTACTCTTCTTTGAATAGGTTCTCTAAGTTTCTACGAGCCTCCTCTACTTTACCAACTAGTCCCATATTCTGATTCACCTGTATCTCTTTGTGTTTCATTTGTGAAGGGTCTACATTCTCACCTTTAAACTCTGCTCTTACAAATAACTTATACATAGTGACCGTCTCCGCTGACATTGGAGCGATTGATAGTATATGTCCTTCAGGTATAATAAAAAATTCCTCATCGGAAAAGACCATCCACTTCTTTAATCCAACTAAACTAGCACGCTGTCCGTCCTTAACCATATCAGTGGCGTGAACCTTGGCAGGTTCAGACACAAATAGTAGGTCATCTCCCGAACCGTCCTGTGATTCTGAATCTTCAAAGACGAGCATCTTCGCTAATAGCTCTTCACCATTGGTGAGTTTAGCTATACCAAAGAACTCTTCATCGTGTTTGATGTAACTGATTGCCATTTAAGTTAATTTCAGTGATGGAATAATCAAATTTCTCTTCTTTGTACAACTTTATTCTAGCAAATAAATGGTTTAAAGTTGCGTTATGACTAGAATCATTACTAATGTCATCAGCGAAATCATATAGGGTTGCTCTAGCTTTAGAGTCGTGCTTCCGAAGAGCACGTCCTATTGATTGTAAATTACGTATTCTAGATTTAGATGGAGAAGCAAAAATCACATTATGTAAGTTACGGATATTAATACCAGTGCTAAAGGTACCATAAGAAGCTAAGATGATTGCGTCATTAGTCTCTTCACATATGTGACGGACTTCTTCTCGCTCTTCAGCATCAACTCCACCGTGTACAAAAAATAATCTTTTGCTTTTGTTAATACTATTTAGCCTATCCCATAATGGGTCTCCGTGTTTTTCGATGAAATTAAATAGCACTAGCGTGTTTCCAGAGAGATCACGCGCAAGTCCTGTAATGATTTTATTCCTTTCGTCGTGTGAAATTATATAATCTATTTCTTCTTGATACGTTTCAAATTCTCTGTAATCGTGCTTCAACACTAGGATGTTGATCTTAAGATCAGATAGGTGTCCTTCTTTCTGTAATTGTTTTGTTCTTATTACTTGTTCTACTGGTCCAAATAATCCTTCTAGTATTAGTTGGTGGGTTTCCGTACCATCTAATGTACCTGTCAACCCAACACGATACTTACAACCGTGCATCTTAGTAAGAAGTTTAGTTAGACTCTTCGACTTGAAGAGGTGCGCTTCATCGCCGATAACAACATCAAACCTGTTAAAGAAATTCCTAGGATTCTTGTAGACAGACTGCCACGTAGATATGACCACAGGAGACCGTTGATCATATTCGTGTCCTCCGTAGACTCGATTGCAATAGTGTTCAGCTTTCCATCCATAAGATTCAAAATCAGTATACATTTGTTCTACTAACGATGTAGTAGGTACAACTAATAGTATTTCTCTATTAAATTGTAGGTGCCAACGAATTAAACAGTATATTATAAATGATTTTCCAGACCCAGTTGGTGATAATAATAACCTACGGTTATACTTGAGAGCTGAATAAAGTCCTCGTAGTTGGTAATCTCTTGGCTTAAAAGGCAGACCCAGAGATCTAACAAAACCATATACTGCTGTGGGAGAGATGGCATCGAGGGTGTCTGTTGGTTTTCCATAGTTTTCACTGTCCTTGATAGTGTAATCATAGTGTTTCTTATCCAACCACTCTATCAAATAATCATATAACCCTACATATAATTCTCCAGTACCAGGAGAGTACAGACGAATCTTACCATCCCAATACTTATATCTCCTCTGTCTCTGAAGGAACTTAGCATTAGGAACATCGAATGTAAAATAGTCTGCCAGTTCCTGATGGATATACTGCTCCGTATCTACCCTAAGATAGACCTCGTTCTTTTTCGATATGACAGTCATTAGAATCCCGCTTCAAATCTTCTATGCTCTAGAGCATTTTTAATGTGATACGTTCTACTGTTTATCTGCCTCAATATACCATCAATATAATTTATCAGAGTTTCGAAGTACTCTATTTTTAAAACCTGAGTCCTTATGTCCTCATCCGCTTCTATAAATTTCTGCAGGTCACCCTTAAGAATTTTTAAGTCAAAAGGATTCTCCCTGTAGACTTCTGGTGAAGCCTTACCGTTATAGTATATCCATTTATCTCGCAATATTATTTTCAGTTTCGACTTATTATCTGCCAATATCAAATTATATTTGGAATAAAAATCCATATACTTAGCGTGAAGAGAAGGGATCTTTAATGATTCCTGATCCAATTTCTCCTCATCAATGATACAATCAGCAGCCCATTGCTGCTTCACAGATTCAAGGGGATCCATAATGTTAGGTTAATTTTTGAATTTGTTTTCCGTTTAAATCTTGTATTTGGTATGAAAGATAATTAAAATCTACCTGAGCACTAAAGTATTCTGTGTCAGATAAGTTACCATCAAATTCTAAAGTAGTTAGATTTGTTGGATTTAAATCTCTAAAGTATATCTGGAACTTAGGTTGGAAGTTAGAACTTAAAACAAATAAGGTACCATCAGCAAAATTTAAATTACCAATAGACTTAGATGGTGCATTCATTTCAACTGTGTCTAGGTTCTCACGCTCTGCATAGTTATCAGGAGTAGCAAGACCACGCATCCAGTTATGAATGATAAGATAATTTTCCAGATCCTCATCCACCATAAACCTTAAGGAGAATGGTTGGTAAGTCATAAAACCTTCCCTATAGGTTGTCCTATATGGAGTAGGTTGTTGCACTTCACCCACAGATATCCCTGGGATATTTGCTGCTTGAGCAAAGTATGCTACCTTGGGATACTTACCCAAAGTAAAGCGGAAGCCACCTGGACTTAAGAAATTCCTATTTTCTATTTGAGAAGTGAAAGACATTAACTATATTAGTGGTCATCCTTATCTATTTAGCTTACTCCCAATACTCGTCTAATATATCCAATGCGTTGTTTAATGCTTGTTGTGCTGCCCACCTTTCTTTATCATCCCAATGAGGGTACCACTGCTTATCGTGAATATAATTCTTCAACTTAATAAGTCTAGCTGTCATTGCGACCTTATCAATACGTCCGTTCATAGTATACTAAGCGTCACAGTATTTATGTTATAGCACAAAAAAAGAGACCCCGTAGGGTCTCTTGTCTTGAAGTAAGAATATATGCTTCTTACATAAGGTTGTCAACAAGAACACGTCTGTAGTAGCGGTTCTTATTAGGATCGAGATCTCCCTGTCCTTGATCGGTTCCTTCAGCGAAGGGGTTGGCAACAAGACCATAACGAGTCTTGAATCCGATTTTTGGTTGGAAGGTGTCTTGTCCGACTGCACGTACCATCTGTAGTGGAACGTATGGGCAGTAGAATATTCCAGCATCATAGGCAGAAGATCCTTTGTACCCACCAACATAGTAGTGACGATCACTAACGTTAGCAGAGTAAGGGTCAACATAGACCTTGATACGACCGTTAAGAGTACCAGCAAGGGTGCTGCTGTTGTCGTCTGGAAGTAAGTTACTATTACCAGCAAGGGCAGGAGTGTAATCAAGTACACCAGCCATTGATAGTGCAGAAGCAACGTCAGCGGAACAAATCAATATGTTCCCCTTTCCGCGACGAGTTTCGTGCCCGATTGCGTTCATATCTCTTTCAATCTGGAAGAGAAGACCTTTGAACTTCTCAACAGACCATCTACCATTGGAGTCAACATCGAGGTCGAATATTCCAGCAGTAGCAGTGTTGTTCTGAGCACCAGGTCTTGCAACCTTGTATACAGATCTAACAACTTCTCTGTTGATTTCAGCAAGAACTTCTGTTGAAAGAATGTTTGCTAACTCGGACTCAGCATCCAAACCGTGAACGGCTTTGAGGTCTTGAGCCAATTCTAAACTGTACTCAGCTTTGAGGGCACGTGACTTAGCGGTCACTGTTACCTTCTCAATGCTGAAGTTCATTTCAGCGAA